TCGAAATGGAATCCACGTGGAATCCACGTGGAATCCCACAAAAAAGCTGAAACTGGTTGTCACAAGACGCCAGACCAAGTCGCGGGTATGTGCTCTGTGTCAGTCAAGCGTGCAATGATTTTCAAAGCATCGCGCATACGCCCTAGCGTTGCCTGCCCAACCTCAGTTGAGTTCATCTCTTGCTTGCGCTCAAGGGTTTCTATCTCTTTGCGTGTGCGTGCAAGCAGCTTGTCTCTTGCCTTTGCGTTCTGCTCAGGTGTAGTCAAGCGTTGGAATGGGACTTTGCGTTTAGCCCGTGTCTTGTGCGGTAGTTCCTCGAACGCTATTGCGATCTTGGTTTTAATCTTGTCTGGCACCCAGTCTGTCCAATGCTCGCCATTGTTGGGTAGCCCTTTCTCCAAGGCGAGTTGGATTGGCGTGTGCTCAAGCGAAGCCAGAGGCTTGGCGAACCTACTCAATAATGTCTCCATCACCAAGATGTACGCATCAAACGCCTCGACTCGCGGCTCATCATCGAGATCGTATGCACGCCCAACCTTGGCGTTGTTGAGTTCGTAGCGCAGGGGTTTGAGCACCTTGTCCCATTCGTTCTTGCGCTGAGAGCGTGTGATCTTGTCGACACGCTGTGCTTCTTTCGCTTGTGCAACAGCGTCTTTGATTGCTTGCATCTCCGCTGGGTGTATGCGCTCCTTCAATAATCTTTGATGAAGATCGTTGGGTTTGAGTTTGATGTATGAGTTGAGCATGAGATTATTGAACCTCGTATGTGTGAAATGTTAAAAAAGGAGTGATTAAATAGTTTTGCCATGTGGTGCGCCAAGCGGGACACCGCATGAATGCTAGTGTATCGCAAAATGTGGCAGGGTATCTATGTATTTTCCAAAAAGGTAACGCCAGTCAAAGAAAGAAAAAGCTTTCAAGATTATTGAAGCTGGCTTGCTCAGGAAAATATACACACCCCCTAGAAAAGACTCCCATATATATACATAATAATAAAAAGATATATATATAGCCAGATTTTGCGGGAACGCCTGTATTCATGCGGTGTTGCAGGTGGTGCAACAAGTGGCAAAGTTCTTTAATCTCCGCCATCGGTATTTTTCAGCTATGGTGTCCTTCAATAATCTCAGATAATTGAAGATCGGGGACAGTGTCCCTGTTTAGAGGTGCAGAGTAAGCTGCTTCATGCCTGTACGCCATTCCTCAAAGGCTTGTTGTGACTCGAACACGATGCCACGCTTTTCAGGTGCACGCTTACGGAACACATGGACATGGTGGTTAGAGCCGTAGCTGATTGTTTGGTAGTGGTATTCAAAGCCACCACGCTCGATTGTGCCGATCTCTTTGATGATGGGCTGGATTAAGTTACGCATTACTGTTCTCCTGTGATGATGAGCATGAGTTGAGTGCCGAACAAGAACGATCCGCCAAGCGTGAGCAATGCCCACAATGGCGCAACGCCGTATTCGTTCATGCACCACAAACCCACGATGATGGATGTGACGAGTGCGATTGAGCACACGATGTGTGAGATGACTTTGGTTGGTGTCTCCTTGAGAGTTGTTGTATGGGCAGGATTGCCCCACAAGCACAGCACGCTATGCTTGTAGAGTTTCCTTAGAACGAGATGTTGTCGAGATCGCTATCGTCAGGTGGCGCAACGCAATGACCTTTGGGCATTGGCATTGGCTCGTAACGAACTACGCCTGTGACACGAACGCACCACAATGTGTTGGGTGAGCCTGTGTTGAAGCTTGCGTCGTAGAACTCGATGGGTGTGTAAGGTGCAGATAATTGCATGATTAACTCCTTGAGATTATTGATTGGACAAAGAATGAAACACCGCAAGAGCCTCGCCCTTGCGGTGAACTGGGAGATTGGGGACTGAGTCCCCGTTGAGATTATTGAAGACCCTCACGCACAGCGGCGAACAAGGCGTTCAATTGTGCTTTGGTAAGCTGAGCTACTCTGATTTCCTTAATGAGATTATTGACTAACTTCTTTGGCAACTCGACTGAGTTGCTTTCCTTCGCACCACAGATGAATGTGACTGTGCGACCAAGTGCCTTGCGGCACGCTTCGTATGCGCTAGCGTCTGAGTCAAGCACTTTCGTGCCTGATGCCTTGCCCTCACCATCGATAAGCGCAACCTTGTACACGAACGCAAAGTCAGGCAACAAGGCCGCACGAACATTCTCGCGTGACTTGCGACCTAATTGCTTCTTGAGTGCAATGCGTGCAAGGTCTGCCTTCGCAGATGCGTCTCCCTCTGCTTTGATGATGACGACTTGACTTCTAGTTGATACTGACATGGTAACTCTCCTTGAGTTGAATGGGGACTCAGTCCCCGTTGGTTGTTGTGTCTACGAGGGCGATCTCCCTCATTGACAACTCTAGTTTACAAAGTATGGGGGAAAATAAACTTCAATAAAGTCTGCAGAATGGCTATGGCGTTGACCCCACCATACCCCCATACCCCCAAAATAGAGCGACACAATGGGTAGGACATAAACACTGTTCCTCACCCGCAAATCCAATTTTTCAAAATCTCAAAGCCAAAACGCCACCCCCCACCCCACTATAAAAAATTTCAAAGACCAATGTCCAACGTTTGACATGGCCAATAAAAAAGAGCCCCGGTGTTTAGCCGGGGCGCAAGGAGGACTAATCCTCAAGGAGAAGCAACAGAACAAAAAATTTGCACCATTGCCGAAAAGAAGTGTACACTAACTGCAACGAGGCAACAAGTGCGACGCCAGCACTAACCTACGCAAAATGCTAGAACATCTTATTCACGGCGAGTTTCATCCAGAGGTGGTCGACGCCACAGCGGAGGTACTGTCTTTTGAAAAAGCAGACCCGACCACAATAATCGACGCCAAAGTCAAAACGGCTGAGTGGCTAAAGAATCTAGAACTGGAAGACGAAGCGATTGAGACCAAGGCGGAACAAGACGCGGCTCGTAAATCGTTTGCATCTCTTGTAACCGGCCAGCCTGTTGGCAATACACAACAAGCGCTAACTAATTTAAAAACCCCAGCGGCAGTCCAGCATCTGGTGGGAATGCTTACAGCCTACGACTGGGCGTTTGTGGAGCAGGCCAAAGAACTGCGCGGTTTTGCCGTAGCTAAGATTCTTGAAGAAGTCAAACACCCAGACGCGCGCATACGGCTCAAAGCGCTAGACATGCTGGGCAAAGTCACGGAAGTTGCGCTGTTCACGGAGCGAGTCGAGGTCAAGAAGACTGAGATGACGGACGTAGAGCTTGAAGCACGGATCAAAGACAAGCTCAATAGGTTCATGGGCGTGATTGATGTGGTCGATGTGTCTGAAGAAAAGTCAGATGAAGACTAAAAAGTTCACAACTCTTAGCAAACTTGAGCTAGAAGCAATGGCCAAGGCACTGCCGCACATGACGTTGGCAGAAAAGATGGAGCTCTTCCAAGACTTGGAGATGCGTGAAGCCCGCGCCAGCTTGCAGGCGGCCAAAACAAACATGTTGGGGTTCGCTCAGAGCGTCTATCCGGGCTTTAAGATTGGGCCGCACCACAGGAAGCTGGCCAAAATCTTCACAGATGTGGTCGAGGGCAAGAAAAAGCGCGTGATTATCAACATCGCGCCACGTATGGGTAAGTCTGAGTTCAGCTCTTACCTGTTCCCTGCGTACTTCCTAGGTAAATACCCTAATAAGAAGATCATCATGGGCACCCACACCGCTGGTTTGTCTGAAGACTTTGGCCGTAGAGTGCGTAATTTGATTGAATCGGAGGAGTATCGTGAAGTTTTCCCCCAAACAATGGTGGCAGATGACCAAAAGGCGGCTGGTAAATGGTCTACAAGCGCTGGCGGTCAGTACTATGCTGCTGGTGTCGGGGGCGCTCTTGCTGGTCGTGGTGCTGATCTGTTCGTTATTGACGATCCACACTCGGAACAAGACGTAAAAGCCAACTCACGGCTTGCTTTTGACACTGCATGGTCTTGGTTTCAGACTGGCCCCTTGCAACGCTTGATGCCCGGTGGTGCGATCATTGTGATTATGACCAGATGGTCGCTCTTAGACCTGACTGGGCGCTTGATTGACTACCAAGCTCGCAACCCAGAAGCCATTCCATGGGAAATTGTGGAGCTTCCAGCCATTCTTAACGAAGATCAGGACACGGAGAAGTCCTTGTGGCCAGAGCAGTGGCCACTTGAAGCGCTCAAAGCTACCAAAGCGTCTATTGAGCCTAGATATTGGAACGCGCAGTACATGCAGCAGCCCACAAGCGAGAACTCAGCCATCGTTGGGCGCAAGATGTGGCGAATATGGGAGTCTGAAGACCCACCGCAGTGCGATTACGTCATTCAATCGTGGGATACCGCGTTTGAGACCAAAAACAACTCAGACTATTCAGCCTGCACCACATGGGGCGTGTTCTTCAACGAAGAAGAGAAGGACGCGACGCAGATTATCTTGCTCGATGCGTTTAAAGACCGCATGACGTTCCCTGAACTTAAAGAAGTTGCGCTTAAGCACTACAAGGAGTGGGAGCCAGATGCGTTCATCGTGGAGAAGAAGGCCGCAGGCGCTCCGCTGATCCAAGAACTGCGGGCCATGGACATCCCCGTGCAGGAAACAAATCCTAGCCGCGGCAACGACAAGATGGTACGATTAAACGCAGTGGCTGATTTGTTTGCCTCTGGCATGGTCTGGGCACCAGACACACGCTGGGCACGAGAAGTGATCGAAGAGATGGCGGCTTTCCCAGTTGGGGAGCACGATGACTTCGTGGACACGACCACACAAGCACTGCTACGCTTTAGGCAAGGCGGTTTTATCACTTTGAACACGGATGCGAAGGATGACCCTGACTACTTCCGCCGCAAGTCGTACGCATACTATTAGGAACACACATGGCAACGAACATTGACAAAGCGCTGTACCAACAGCCAAAAGGACTTGAAGAACTGGCGCAGGACGAGTCTGCCATTGAGATCGAGATCGTTGATCCTGAAGCTGTCAAGATTGGCATTGATGGTATGGAGATTGAGATTGAGCCAGCCGAGCCGTCTGCTGAAGACTTTGACGCTAACTTGGCTGAGTACATGGATGAGAGCGCTATGGAGACGCTGGCCAGTGACTTGGCAGGCGACATTGAGCAAGATAAGAGCTCTCGCAAGGATTGGGAGAAAGCCTATACAGAAGGCTTGAAGCTCTTGGGTTTGCAGATGGAAGAGCGCACCGAGCCTTGGAACGGAGCCTCTGGTGTGTTCCACCCAATGATTACAGAAGCCGTTGTGCGCTTCCAGTCAGAGACAATCACCGAGACATTCCCAGCACAAGGCCCTGTGCGTACCAAAATTCTTGGTAAAGAGACACCGCAAAAGCAAGAAGCGGCTACTCGTGTAGAAGCGGATATGAACTATCAGCTTACTGAGAAGATGGTTGAGTTCCGTCCTGAGCATGAGCGCATGCTGTGGTCACTGCCAGCCACAGGCTCCGCATTTAAGAAGGTGTACTACGACCCAGCGCTTGGCCGCCAAGTATCGATCTTTATTCCTGCGGAAGACATGATCCTGCCATACGGCACATCGGACATTCAGACTTGCTATCGCGTCACGCACGTAATGCGCAAGACCAAGAACGAAATTTTGAAACTGCAGCAAGCAGGGTTTTACTGTGAAGTAGAACTGGGTGAGCCAGACAAAGTTGTTGGTGATATTCAGAAAGCCAAGGACAAAGAGACGGGCTTTAGTGATCTGAACGATGACAGGTTCACGCTCCTTGAGTGCCACGTTGACTTGGATATCAAGGGTCACGAAGACTTGGACGACGATGACGAGCCGACAGGCATCGCGCTTCCGTACGTGGTGACAATCATTCGCGGCACAAACGATGTTTTGGCTATTCGCCGTAATTGGAACGAAGATGATCCACTCAAACTCAAGCGCCAGCACTTCGTGCACTACCAGTATATTCCGGGCTTTGGAGCTTATGGCTTCGGGCTGTTCCATCTTATCGGAGGCTTTGCTAAATCCGCTACAAGCATCATGCGCCAGCTCATCGATGCAGGAACATTGTCCAACTTGCCCGGTGGCCTCAAGTCCAGAGGACTGCGCATCAAGGGAGATGACACGCCAATCGCTCCGGGTGAATTCCGTGACGTAGACATCGGCTCTGGCACCATCCGTGACAGCATCCTGCCCCTGCCATATAAAGAGCCATCAGCGGTTCTTGCCGCACTGCTTGACAAGATCGTAGACGAAGGCCGTCGCTTTGCAGCGACTGCGGATATGAAAGTGTCCGACATGTCTGCGCAGGCTCCTGTGGGAACTACGCTTGCCATCCTTGAGCGCCAGCTTAAAGTGATGACGGCTGTGCAGGCCCGTGTGCACTACGCGCTAAAGCAAGAGTTGCAGCTTCTGCGTGACATCATCCGTGACTACACAGATGACACATACTCATACGAGCCAGAAGGCGACGACGGCCCACGCGCTAAGAAGTCGGACTACGCGCATGTAGACGTTATCCCCGTGTCTGATCCCAATGCGGCCACCATGTCACAGCGTGTGGTGCAGTACCAAGCCGTTATTCAGATGGCGCAGATGGCTCCAGATATCTATGACCTGCCGCAGTTGCACCGCAACATGTTGGAGGTGTTGGGTATCAAGAACGCAGACAAGCTTATCCCGCTTGAAGAGGACATGCGGCCAACCGACCCTGTGACTGAGAACCAGAACATTCTGAAGCTCTCACCTGTCAAGGCGTTCTTGCACCAAGACCATCAGTCTCACATCACTGTACACACAGCGATGATCCAAGACCCGACAATTGCCCAGTTGATTGGTCAGAACCCCAAAGCCCCGCAGATGCAGGCCGAGCTTATGGCGCACGTTGCAGAGCACGTTGGGTTCATGATGCGTCAGAAGATTGAGCAGCAGCTTGGCATGTCTTTGCCGCCAGAAGACGAGAAGCTCCCGCCTCAGTTGGAGGTGGCTTTGTCGGGCATGATGGCTCAAGCGGCTCAGCAAGTGACTCAGCAGAACCAAGCGCAGGCGGCTCAGCAACAAGCCCAGCAACAAGCGCAAGACCCTGTGCTTCAGATGCAACAGCAAGAGTTGCAGATCAAGCAACAAGAGTTGCAGATTAAACAGCAAAAGGCGCAGGCCGATATGCAGTTGGCTCAAGCCGAGCTTGCTCTTAAACAGCAAGATATGCAGAACAAGCAGCAAAAGACGCAGATCGACGCTGCCACTAAAGCCGATGAGCTCAGGCTCAAGGAAGAAGAGATGCAAGGTAAGTACCAGCTCGAAGGTTTTAAAGCTGGACAACAATCCCGCCAAGCTGAACAACGCTTGGAGGCAGAACAAGAACGCGAGGGCGTTCGGTTAGGGGTTGACATTGCTAAGAGCCGTCAACAGACGGCAAACCCAAGACCAACCAAAAGGTAAACCTTCCAAATGATCCAAGAATTCGCATCCGTATTGCGCGACAAAATACGTACTGACATGAACAACTACGCAGATGACTTGGCTGCGGGATCGTGTCGAACATTTGATGATTACCAAAAACTCTGCGGGATTATTTCGGGTCTAGCCCTTGCAGAGCGTTATCTCCTCGACCTGCTACAGAAAGTTGAACAATCAGATGATTGAAACTGAATCAGGATTAATCCTGCCGCCAAACATCGTCTTACCAAAGCATATCCAGCAAATGGATTCGCCAGAAGAAGGCGCT